ATTGACCTTCTTTGACGTCTTTTTGCTCAGGACCTATTTTGTATACCTTGCCCCAACGTGGTTTAATACCATGTACCTTACCGTCGTCGGATTTTAAAATGATACCGGAACTGGTTTTCTTTTCACCGAACTCCATATCAATAATTAAAACATCGGCATGGATTGCCCTAATTTTTAATTTCTTTGGTTCGTAAGCAGCCATTTTATTCCTGAGCTTTCTTTTCCGATTTTACACTCTTAGGATTTTTTTCATAATAATCAGAAACGATATCTTCACGCTTTCTAATAATTTGTCCGCCAGGCCCCAATTCATCCCCGCGAGCATTAACTCTAGCATTTCCTACTGCCGGAGTTAGTTCATTTAATAGGGCTAGTTTTTCCATGTCGATCTCTTTGCCCTGCATTGTTCTATAAGTCTTTCCCATTTTATTCTCCTTTAAAGAAGTCCGATATAGGTAATCTATATTTAACACTATCTATCTTATGTATACCTATAAGATACAAACAGTAGCTAGAAACGGAACTTCCCCTACCTACTCCCCAGACTATGTTATTTTTTCTTAGTGTATCTACAAGATATTTCATAACTTTTAACACATCTAACATATTGTGTTTTTTGTATAGATTTAGTTCTTCGACTAATCTATCATAATTTTCTTTTGGACATTGATTTACCAAAAATTCTTCTATATCCATTTCCTTATACTCTTTAGGAATAAACCATTTTCGTCCCTGTGGTTCCTCAATCAAAGGAAAAGGATAAGGGAGTTTTTCATCACTTATCCTTTGGATATAATTTTCAATATTTGGATTGTCTGTGTCTACAAGGCAGTGCTCCAAAATATTCGGACCGTGCTTTAAGATACCTTGTAATAGATTTTCGTCTGTATTAATCGACATTAATAAGTTGACCCAAGTCTTCGTTCGTTACGTTGTTGTTCATAGATAATGATTTAGCTTGTCGTTTACGCATTTCATCTCTATATATTGTAACAAATGTTGACAGTTGTGTCAATAGTTCTTGGCTTCCTAAACGGGATGCTTGATAATGTTTTTTAGTCAATTCTTGTAATTTAGATTCTACTTCTGAATCTTTAAGTTTACTAAGATCGCCTTCAAGCGGATGGAACATTATGAAAATTGTCCTAAATAGTTAAGGAAAATAACTCTACCCAAAGAACCTGGATCTTGACTTTTGGCTCTAGTTATTATTTCAATTAAAATTGGATTAGATGTGCTGGACACAGCTAACGATGTTGGAAAATTGCTGCTTTTTTTGATAGGATAAGCACCGTCTGTAAAAAAAGATACATTATAAGTTCCGCCATCGGATAATAATTCTACTGTAACTTTGTTTACGTTATCAGTTGAAAATCCTTCAAACTCAAAGGTTACATCATCGTCTAGTCGATAAACTTGATAATCTGCGTTTCCAAAATTTATATCGATTCTATTACTTACACCGGAACCAGTTCCGTAATTATTAAGACTATGTTGATTTTGTTTTAATACCGCATTTGATAAGACTTTGTTGTTATAGCTATTGTCACGATCAAGTCTAGCAGTATAATTTAGTAATTCATCTATTTCTGTTTTGGCAGTGTTTAACGCAGTCTTGATATATGAGAAGTTATCTCTAAAGCCTTGTGTATCATTATCCACACCAGCAACAGGATAGGCCTCGTCAATGGCTGTTGCGTTAATATTACTGTTTGTTGGCATCTTTTATCTCCACCTTATAGGTATTTATTGTCTAAATTTCTCTGCTTCAAATGTTGGAAATGCGAGATATTTATCCTCTATTTCTCCGTCTAAAGCATCTATGATATAGCGATCTACTTCAAAGTCTAAAACTTTGAAATCAAATTGACTGTTTTTAATGTTTAGTATAATATCATCTGCTTGCCCGGGTTTAACGTAGCACAGCGGAATCATACTTACAAATCCTGGTTCTGCAAATTGATCTTCTTGAATACTTCTCATCCATAACGGTAAGTATGACCTATCTCTATCTCCGGTCTGCTTAAGTCGCTTACGCATATTTTTAATAGAGTTTGGAAATATCCGTTGGTGATCTTCATCGCTGGCTAAGGGAATATCGCTGCTGACATTTATTCTTGTGTTATTAATCAAAAATGGACTGTTGATAGTATCTGATAATGCTATTAAACTAGATATACTCTTTCCGTTCTTAACTAAAGGATCGACTATTTCTACATATACTACTTCATATATTACATTTTGAGTAGATGTATCTTTGGCTACTGCTTTTTTTACACTACCAAAATTTAGTCTTTTGAAGTAATGATTTCTACTCATTGCCTGTACAAAGGTTTCGGCGTTGTTGCTTTCGATACCAGCAAACATCAGCATTTTAATTTCGTCCTGGACGCCAAACGCAGGATCGCCGTAACGATAGATTTTTTCTGGAATAAAAATAGAAAAATCTGAAATAAAATTATTCCAAACTTCTCTCTTTGATTTTTTCTGATAGGCTTTAAAATATAAGTTACTATAGACTATGTCAGCTTGTGTTTCTATTTTTATCTGAAAAGTTTTAGCACTTTCTGTATAGTTTAAGATATCTCTGGCTTCAACAATAAATGTATAGACTCTATCAAAAGATGTTAAGTTACTGTCATATGTTGTTGAGGTATAATCTCTAGCACTGCTGCCATCCCAATTATAAAATCTAGTTATGCCTTCTACTAACTCTGTGCCTATTTGATTAACCTTACCGTATATTTCACCTGACGGTAACAATTTTAATCCCGGAGGTAGATGTCCTGATCTTAGTTGATAAAATACATTTCCGCCGTTTATTTTAGACTGTGCTTCTACAAATAACATACTGTCTTTATTAGGACTGATAGTACCTAGCTCTCTATCTGATGATATCCATACAATACCGCTTTCAATTTCGCCCAATACTCTTAGATTGAACGTTCTAGCCGTTGAAGCAGATACGCCGTTGTCGTATGTGTTTACAGCACTTACTGTAAATTTGTAATCTGTTGTTATTCTTGGTTGATAAGGTAAACTACCTACTAGTTCTCCTGTTATTGTATCGAGATCTAACCCTGGAGGAAATACACTGTCGTTGCCAAATATTATCTCAGCATCTTGAATTACTCTTTCACCTAGACTAGGATTAAACGTAATTCCATACCTAGCAGTATATCCATCAATTTTTTCTACTTGTAAAATTGTGTAGGTTCCAAGGGAACTGTCTAGATAATTGTAAACATTAGCAACAGCAAACTTTTGATTTCTTCTAGGTAAGCCAGTTACGCCTTTAGGGTCTGGAACTATGTCTACTTCAATATAATCTGTTTCGTCTCTAAATATTCTAACAGATTTTCCGCTAAATTCGGGATTGATTGTTTCTGATCTATATGAAATATAACCAGGCATTGATGGCGGATTATATACATCTAAATAAACTGTTACATAATTATTAGCACGTCTAATTCCCAGATCTGATTCAGTTAACCATATTGGTCTTCTTACATAGGTATTATCCGCTCTAAATATACCTGTGCCTACTTGCATTATAGTATTGTCAGATCTTAGGAAATCTTCGCTGACAACATAAATTTGGAAAGTTCGACGGTCTTCAAATAATCCGTCTGTGGCAACTACTGTAAATTGATAGTAGCGTGTTAATCGTCTTGGAAATCCTGTTTCGTCAAAGTAGTCAAAGGTTCTTGAATCAAAATCAAAACTGTCAAAGCCATTAATGGGTCTAGTACCTAGATCATAAGGTTCAGAATCAAATAAATTTAAATCAAAATTACCGCTGTATATCTTGTAGTCTAGGGCAAAAATAGGATCTGTAAACCCTGTTATACGTCCGCTTCTTGATAATGTTAATCCTGGAGGAAGTTCCCCGCCGTTGTAAGGAATGTAGTATTCTATAGTGTCCCCGGCAGGCATATCGGGATCCATAGCTATTAATTGAAAATCTACTTTATCGTTGTCAAGAACAAAAA